TCTAGGTATCTCAGGAACATTCAACTTCATGTTCGTATTCCAAGCAGAACACAACATATTGATGCACCCATTCCATATGGCAGGTGTAGCAGGTATGTTCGGTGGAGCATTATTCTCTGCTATGCATGGTTCACTCGTAACTTCATCTTTGATTAGAGAGACTTCTGGTCTTACATCACAGAACTATGGTTACAAGTTTGGACAAGAGGAAGAAACATATAACATCGTTGCTGCACACGGATACTTCGGAAGACTTATTTTCCAGTATGCATCGTTCAACAACTCAAGAAGTCTACACTTCTTCCTTGCTGTATTCCCAGTAGTCTGCGTTTGGTTGACTTCAATGGGTATCTGTACAATGGCATTCAACCTAAACGGTTTCAACTTCAACCAGTCTGTCGTAGACAGCAGTGGTAAGATTGTACCAACATGGGCAGATGTCTTGAACAGAGCAAACTTAGGTATGGAAGTGATGCATGAAAGAAATGCACATAACTTTCCATTAGACCTTGCATGTGCTGAGTCAACAACAGTTGCACTATCTGCACCTTCAATCGGTTGATATATACCACACATATGATATAATAAGGGGGTCTTACGACCCCTTTTTTTTATGAAACTCAAGGAAACTGAAACATACGAAGAACTTTTAGAGAGATTTACAAAGAGATTGAAACAGGTAGATCCAAAGGATAAAGAGAGAGTGTCATATCTCAAAGGTTGTATAGATACTATTACGTATTTGATGTCTGGGAGATTACCCAGAGATGGTAATCATGACGGTATGAAAGATCATAAACCAGTCAGACATGGCAACCTTGATTCATTAGATTAATGCATTCTGTTCATCAACATTGGGATCCACTCAAAGTTTGTGCTGTAGGTAGATCATTTCCTCCAGAATTTTATAGTAGAATAAAAAATTCTAAAGTTCGTAATGCAATGGAAAGAGTTGCTATAGAGACTGAGGAGGATTATCAAAAGATTATATCTAAATTAGAGGAATTCAATGTAGAAATTGTAAGAACTGATATCTCTGAAAATGTTGAGGATTATTGTAATGATGAGGGTGTGGTTACTGCACCACCTCCAATGTGCCCAAGAGATTTTACTGCCATGGTCGGCAATAAATTTTACATGCCTGGTGGCAATTACGCTAAGAACTTTGACGTAAATGAAATAGTCGATAAATTACTTTTTAAGATAGCACAGAAAAAATTTACTAATATAAGTGACCCTCTCGTATGTAATCTTGCACAGAAAATTGAAGATATATTAGAACCTCATCATGGATTGTCACCGAAATCTTCCTTACTAAAATTTCAATCAAGAGTGACCGACAAGTATAAAACATTTTTTTACAAGGGACAAACGTATCCTTTCTGGCAACTAAAACATATAGTAGATTTTACTGAATTAAAAGAACTGATTATACAGGCAAAGTGTCAAACAATTTATTCTAATATAAAGTTTCCAAATAATAGTGATTTTTATGCTTTCAAATCTATCGAAGAGTGGTTGAATAAAAACAATGTTCCTATAGTTTATGATGAGTATATTAATTCTGCAACCATGACCAGAGTGGGAAAGGATTTATATTTTGGAAATGTGAATATCATTGATGGATTGGATCAAGATAACTTAAAAATAAAATGGCAAAAATTATTTCCTGATTATAGATTGCACACTTGCAATGGCATCGGTGGTCATGTTGATGGTCATTTCTGCCCTGTAGTGCCTGGTCTTATATTATCACTCAGGGATCCAAAAGAATTTGAAGAAACATTTCCAGATTGGGAAATTGTTTCTATGCCAGATGAGGGTTGGAAAAAAGTAAAAGGTTTTACTAAGATGAAGAAAAAAGTGCAAGGGAGATGGTGGATTGCAGGTGAAGAGGACAATGATGATCTCATAGATTACATTGATACATGGTTGCATGACTGGGTATCATATGTTGAAGAAACTGTTTTTGATGTGAACATGTTGATCATTGATCAAAAGAATGTTATCGTAAATGGATATAATAAAACTGTCATGGATGCTTTTGAAAGATATGGTATCACTCCACACATTATTAATTTCAGACACAGATATTTCTGGGATGGTGGATTGCATTGTAATACCAGTGACATTAGCAGAGTCGGAGAAAGAAAAGATTATTTTCCAGACAGATGTACAGAGTAGTTTTTATAGGTAAGGTCAAGAATCTTACACCTGAGTATGAGAAATATAATGACGATCTTTATGCAAGTGCAAAAACACTTGATGGTTTTATAGGTATTGATAGTGAGGTAATTGACAGCGTAGAGATTACAATAAGTAAATGGAAAAGTAAAGATGATGTTATGTCATGGGCGACTGATCCCCTCCATGTAGAGGCAAAGAAAAGAGTAAAGGATTGGTATGAATGGTATAAGTCTTATCACCTAGACTAGGTATTTCTTTTTGTGAAGAAAGAGTGCTTATGTTATAATATCAAAATAAATATTACTGAACACATGGAGGTGTGTATGCAGCATAACGTGGTTAGTTACAATCAACTGGCAGGCTCATACGAAGATCGACAGGATCAAAAATTGACCGAATACTATGAGTGTCTGATTGAAAGTGGCGATGACCAACATAGTAAACGAATATGTAGCGAGGTTTATCTCATGTAATAAATGACCGTCTCACCAACGGTCTTTTTTTATGGGTATATATACTTATAATAGTAATCTCCCGAATCCATGAACGATAAACAAGCAGCAAAAAAAATTATTAAACGTCGAAAGCAAAATAAAAATCTCTACACTGCAGAAGACGTAAAATATGCTAAGATGATAAGGAAACGTATAAAACAAAATGAAACCAAGGCAAAAGAAGAGTAGAACGTACTACTACTTCTGGGGTACTGCTACAATAGCAGTGGTCGTGGGTCAAATCTATGTCGGAACTGGATTTAGACGCATGGCAGACACGATACAGAGAGTCTTAGACGCTCCGTTGATGATTGAGGTGCCAGATCTTATACCACCCGAATACATATATGAACCCGATCCAATGGTAATCAATTGAATATATGGTCTGAAAAATTTATATTACCTCAACACACCATAGAGGAATTGAAAGAAAAATATTCTTCTGATTTTTTTCTTACAGTCAAAGATGATGGAAGAGGTGCTCATTACACTGGGTATCACAGAAATCCTAACAATGGAGAGGACGTAGATACTTCCAAAGGAAAGTTTGTTGATAAACAATTGCTTTCAATATATGTGCCTAAACTAAAAGAAGTTTTGGGTAAGTTTGGATTGCAGGGATTGTTCTCATATAATAGTATTTGGGGACAATATTACAAAAAAGAAATGAATGCGGTCATCACACCACATCATCATTTCAGACAAACTAAACAAATGTTATCATGGATACACTTCTTAGATGTCCCTGATCAAAAGTGTTTTTACTTTGTAGTGGGTGATGAGAAGATTTATCCAGACACTCAGGAAAAATTTGATTTGATGTTTTACCCATCATTTGCAGTTCATGGTGTGGATAAATTAATACATGCCGATGACCGATTGGTCGTTGTAGGTAACATTACCAAACTATTATGAAAGCAGTCCTCTATTCAAAAGATCAATGCCAATGGTGTGATCGAACTAAACAACTTTTTGCTAGTGTAGGGATAGACTACACAGAATACAAATATGGAATAGACTTTGACAAGAAAAACTTTTATGCTGAATTTGGAGAGGGTGCAACCTTTCCACAAGTACAAATTGATTCAAAACACATAGGTGGATGCAAAGACACACTACATTTTCTGCAGACCAAGAAACTGATTTAGGTTCCATCAATAAGGGTGCAGAATTATTGATGAGAAGGGGAGCACCTTCTCAAAACTTACATAAATTAAAGAAAAGGAGAACTATGGAACAGGCAATCATCGTCCTATCAGTCATGGTAGGTGTCTTGACATTAGGTTTTGGTGTTATAATAGGTTACCTTGTTCGCTCCTATATACAAGACACAACTCCTCAATACTCACATCCAGAGATGTTTGATGAGAATGGGAATCCAATACCCGATGAAATTATCGCATTTAGATTTGAGGGTAATCAACCACAAGATGAAGACTAATTATGGCTAAACTACCAAACAACCCTTTGGTTTCTGAATTATTCAAAGCAGTTCATGGTAAGAAGACAGCACCACAAAAGGTTGCTCTTCTCAAAGAACACAAACGTGATGATGTCAAGGCACTATTGATTTGGAACTTTGACAAAGCGATTGAAAGTGCTGTGCCAGAGGGTGATGTACCCTACAAGAAAAACGAATCACCTGCAGGTACAGCAGGGCACACAAGACTTGTGCATGAGTGGAGATCACTTTATAATTTTGTAAAGGGTGGAAATGATCGACTATCCAATATGAAAAGAGAAAACCTGTTGATCTAAATGCTTGAGGGTTTACATCAAGATGAGGCAGATATAGTATGTCTTGTAAAAGATAAGGAATTACAAAGTAAATATAAAATTACAAGATCTGTAGTAGAACAAGCATATCCAGAGATCGTATGGAAAGATAGGTGAAGCATTGTCACCATCCTTGGGAGGGAATGGTAATAAATCCACAAGGTTTTATTACTCATTGCTGTGAAGCTCCTAAAGTTTATGTGGCACATATTGATGAGGTGTCAAGTCTTACTGACACATTTAATAATCATCCATCTTTCAAGAGATTTAGAGAAAGCATTCCATCTTCATGTTTGAAATGTATATGGAAGGAGCAACGAGGTATTACAACTGCTAAATCCTCATTCCCTTTATCAACTGAATGGAATGGTAAGATAAGAAGACTCGAATATACATTGAGTAATTTGTGTAATGCAACTTGCTCAATGTGTTCGAGTTATTTTAGTTCTTCATGGTTCAAGTATGACAAAGAATTTCCAGTGTCATCATTATCAGAGAGTGCTTTCCAAAAAATATTAGATATTATCAAA